TGCTGTTGTCAATCTATATGTATATCCAGAGCGAACAGATAAAGCTCACGTAGAAGATCGCAGAGATGTTCGTAAAAAAATTACCGAGACATCAGGTATTGAGTTCACATTTCATGATTTACGCAGAACCTTTGGTACAATAGCAAACAGTCTTGCAATCGGTAGCTATACAATTAAACGCCTGATTAACCACACACTTGAAGATGACGACAATGATGTTACTGATGGCTACATTCAAGTTTCATTTGAAGATTTACGCAAAGCTATGAATATGATTGAAGAAAAAGTCTTGTCTGAAGATGTGAAGCTACTAATCAGAACACGCGAATATAACTAATTGTCCGACTACCTACTCAGAAATATCCCTCACCCCCTCAATACTCGCAGAAAATCCCTGACTTTTATTTATCGTATGAGTGACTGAATCTATGATCCAGTCACCATCAATACCCTCTCGAAAACCAGACAAAGCCAATGGTGATTCCGCTGAAAAAGTCGGATCACCTGGTAACTCCAATGAAAGTTTATCCTCATTTCGTTTAGATTCATCTAATGCGGCTTGGGCTGCTGCTTGTGCGCTTTTTTCATCTGGATAGTGATGTCTTAAACGGCGTACTGGTTCGCCATCACCTAGTTTAACCTCATGCTTTTTGGCTTTGGCTTTTTCATGCCAATACGCAATCACCGTACCTGTACTATCTCTTGAACTGCGAGTCATGGACCAATGTCCGACTTGGTAACGTGTCAATTCAATGATATCTAGCTTAATTTCACCACGTTTAACAAATAACAATTTGCCATTTGCAGGCTTACAGATCGCATCGTAACGCTTGGCCAAACGCATCAAGAAAGATAAATCAGATTCATCTGACTGAGCTAATTGTGGCAACTTAACGTTCTTTAATGTCTCACTAACCATGTACGTTAAATTGTGCTCACCTGCAATTTTCATCACAGCAGCGCTAATCATGGTATCTTTTGGCCATGTGCGGTTTTTTTGAGATTGTAGTGATGTCTTGCCGCCTTTACTCTCAGTTTGAACGGCAGCATGTCCGCGAATGGTCATTTTCTCTGGTGGGCCAGACAATTCAATCTCATCTACAACAAACATGCCCATTGGCTGTAAAACATCATCATAGCCCATTGAGATTTGCAGCTCTGCTCCTCGAGCGGGCATGGCAATAGGTTGAGCAGGATCATCAATAAGGCTAATCTCAAAAGTATCTGATTCAATGCCTGTTTTATCCGTAATAGATATGGATTCAAATAACTGAAAAATCGTCTGGCTAATATCGCTGCCATTGGCCACAACTTGAAAGCATGGTTTTAATCCCATAGTTTCACCTTTTTCGTTGTGATCATTGTGCTTTGACTCTGTTCTGGTAGTTCGATTAAAAGACCTTCGGGTAAAACTGGTGGATAATCTGAAAGTCGATGATTGGCTTCAAATATGTTTTCAACCAACTTATTATTGGTTGATCCATAATACTTATAGGCAATCGAATCAACCGTATCACCATCTTTAGTTCTGTATAGCGCCATTATATGTTTCCTAATGCATTGACTAGACTATCCAATAAGCCTAAGCGCCCTGCCGAATCTCCAAATTTACGCAGGTTAATGGTAAATTCCTGACGGCGTGGTACACCAAAGGCGGCAAATTTCTCTTGCCCCTCATCGATCTGATTAATCACCCAATAGCCCATGATTCGACCCGTACCAGAAATTAGAAGTTGTGGTTCACCGTTACCAGCCAATGCACGAAGTTTATCAATTTGCTGAAATCCTCCATTCCATTCGCCATAGATCACCCCAGTTAAAGTTTGCGTGTCTTGTCCAGGACCAAGATATTGAAGATTATCCCAACCGCCAAAAACTTCCTGTTCACCCCATTTATATTGAGTGCTTCTATTGAGTTGTTGGTATGCAGCTGTATACACCCCAAACTTAAAACCGCCTAAACTCATCATGGTGAGATAAGTTCCAAAAATTTGACCATCCATTACTGACTGTACCCCCAATCGACCATCAGGCTACGCTGTTGTACGCCTTGGGCTTGTTTTTGTATGCGCATCACTTCTTGAGCAATTTGCTGCGGATTTTGTCCAGGTGCTGCATTTACTGTAAATGATTGCGTTATATGATTTGTCTGCTGTGGTATTTTTTGTTGATTTGATGCTGGTCGAATAGGTGGAGGTGGTGCTACTTGTTTAGGTGGATTTTGTAATCCATCACTGCTATTACGCTCTCGAACCGTCGATCCTAAAAAGTTATTAGGCTTCAGCGTTGGCGCTGCAATTGACTTTGGAGGTTGTAATGCATTTGGCTCATTACTTGTTTTAGATGAGGATCTTGTAAACAAACTTTTAATGCTTTCACCAATTTTAAAATTAGAAGCCTTATCTATTAAGGATCCCACCTTTCCAACATTATTAATAATCCAACCAAACAGATTAACAACCGCTTTTAATGGTGTAAGGACTAGATTAATCGCACCACCAACTAACTTACCAAATGTTTCGCCCGCCGAGGTTGCTTTATCTATTTGCTCTTTGGTTGCATCTACTGGCTTTAGGAGATTTTTAAACCATTCAAATGCTTTGGAAACTGCACCACTTACCACATCCCATGCAGCACCCAACAATGGTGTAGATTGAACAAGATTGCCTATAGCCGTGGTAAATGGTTCTACACCCTGCTTTAAGCCTTGCCAAAATCCCGTAAAAAATGCCTTGATTTGATCCCAATACTTGTAGATAGCCAATGCAGCACCAATCGCAACTGCCGCAACCACGCCCCAAGGTGTACGCAATAGCGCCAATCCCACCTGCTTAATGACATTTAGTGCAACATTAAAAACAGTACGAATGACATTACCCGATGTGGCAAAACGAAATATGCTCTGAGCAGCCCCAACGACGAAACTTTTAAATCTTCCAAATATGCCAATCGCACCCAATACACTACCCTTGAGCATATTAAATGCACCTACTGCCACACCACTTATTTTTCCAAACACAGTTTGTAGTACAGTTCCAGATGTCACGAATCTGAATATAGATCCAGTTACAGAAACGATTCCATTTTTTAGTGCAAAAAATGCTTTTTCTAGACCAGAGATTGGAGTTTTCATTAATTTAAGAATATTGGTAAATGTTTTGCCACTTATTCCTGTCTTAATAAATTGATCTTTCAATTTCAATACGGGTGAATTAATAGCAAAAATTGCAAATTTGGTTGCTAGCAATCCTATTTTTAGAACACCAAGCGCAGCGACTGTTTTTACAATGGTTCCAGTTAATGCAGGGTTTTTCTGTGTCCATTCGGCAATTTTAGTTGCAAACGTACCAATACTCCCCAACACATCATTGATTACTGGTAATAAAACAGATCCAAATTCAACACCAAGATGCCCGATACGATTTTTAAACATATCAATCTGTGCTTGGGTGGTTTTCATTCGCGCTTGATATTCTTTATCCATTGACCCCTGAGCATCTTTGCTATTGGCCATGCCTATTTGCTTTTCAAGCTCCCCTCTATTTTCAAGTAATTTAGAAAATGTATCCCAATGTTCAGCGCCGAATAAAGTTGATACAGCATCGATCTGAGTCGTTGCTGGTGTTTCAGCATAATAACCAGCCTTAAGCTGCTTTTTCCCATCTTTACTCATTTTGGGTGGAACCCATTTACGTTCCAATGACGCTTCTTTAGGTAACTTTCTAATGGCATCCATTACTTTAAAAATTGTATCGGTTGCATTGGTCTGCATACCTTTTTCAAGCTCAACTGTAGAAAGACCTATTTCCTTAACCATGGCTCTAAATGGTTTACTGCCTGTATTGGCTGCTCCAAGTTTTGAAAATACTGCGTTTACTGCTGTACTTGCTGTTTCTGCTTTCTCATCCAGTGAAAGTAAAGTTGAACCGAGTGCAGCAGTATTTTTATCGGTGATTTTAACCATGCTGGCAGTACCACCCACCCGCTGCATAAAGTCGATAATGTCACCGCCTTTAGATAAGCTATTGTCATCTAAATAGTTAATGGTATCTGCCAATTTTCCAATTTGTGTGATTGGTATTTTATACATGTTACCAATCTTACTCATATCAGCGGCAAGCTGCCCAATTGGAAGTTCAAAAGCCGTACCCATTTTGATGACTTCTTGTGTAAAGCCTATCACTTCATCTTTGGCAACCCCCATCCTTAGACCAGCACTCACCATCTCGGCAATTTCATTTCGAGCAACAGGACTGTTATCAGCCACGGTTAAAATTTCTTTTTGCATATTAAAG